ACTGAGACAGGATGGCTAGATATAAAGGAAGTTATAGGTGCTCCCTTAGCCACATGTCAAGAAGTTGGCTGGTTAGTTCATAATAATAATGAAAAAATTATTATTATGCGTTCATATAGCAAGGATAAAGAAGAAATATCCGGTGGTGGTGCAATAGCAATACCTAAAGGATGGATAACAAAAATAGAATACTTAGAGGTAAGTTATGCAGAAAGAAGCAGTAATAAATAGTTTATTTGGCGAAACTATTTACTTTACAACGATAGAAAATAATAACGAAGAGACAGCAAATCATGTTGAATCTTTTGTAAAAGAAAAGCCAGGACAAACCGCAGCTACTACTGATGTGAAAGGTAACACACAGTTTACTGATTTAGAAGAGGCTAAAGATAACTTACATAATGATAGTAAATACAAAGAATTATATAAAAATATAGCTAAGAATATTAACGATTTTTTAAAAGCTAAGGGTTATAGCAAAGATAAATTCGATGCTCACATAACAAAGTCATGGGCTACTTACACCGTAAAAGATCAACATATTGCTAGTCATAAACACACCGCTAGTCATTTTAGTTTTGTTTATTATGTTAGAAATGATGACATGGGTAATATAAGATTTGAAAAAGAATTAGCTGCACAAACAGGATTGTTTATTCCCCCTACTGATCAGTACATAGTAAATTGGAATCAGTTTAATTTTTCTAGTTATATATTCCCTGTTAAAACAGGAAACTTTTTAATCTTTCCAAGTGGATTATTACACTACACGGAAGTTAATACTAAGGAGGAACCAAGAATAAGTATTAGTGGTGATATACTACTAACAATGAAACCAGGGGTGAAAACAGAACACTGTATTCCTCATCCTAGTGGCTGGGATACTATTTCAAATTAATTGTCAAGAAAACAATTATAAAAAGATTACTTGATAATTATGACAGACGTGTTTAAATTAGATCTCACCCAAAAATTAAAATCACAGGAGAAAATATGGAAAACCAAGAAGTATTGAAGGCCATAGCTGTCCTCGCTGACAAGGTGAGTCGCTATCATGAACGTTTATTAGCATTAGAAAGAGATCACAAAAGACACACAGACGGATGTTCGTGTCATGAAAAACCAAAAGAAATAGCTAAAGGTCCTGATTACCCTACTATTGGTAGACCATTAACAGAAGATGAAAGAATGTTTGTTCAATCAAACATGGCAAAACATAAGGAACTTGCTAATGGATCCTAATTGTCCTTCTTGTGGTTGCGAAAAAGAAAAATGTATCTGCGATGATTTCTGCGAAAACTGTGGCGCTTAGTCGTTTTTAGTTTTACCAAAAACATCTGGTAATTTTACAACTTTAATTTCAACATTTTGTTCTATGTCATCTTCAGTTGTGTCAGTAGATGGATTATTAACATCTTCTTTTGCATGATCCTCTGAATCATAATCATTACCTGTTTTCTTATTTTTTATTTCAACATGTACTTCAGGTTGAATAATAGGAATTTCTTGGCCTTCTGCCATATATGTCCCAACTTGCTTTGATTCTTGTACTTTTTTAAATGTCATTGCGTTATCTCCATTAAACTTACTAATATTTTTACTGCGCCTGTTAATTTAATTGCATCAGCTTCTTCTAATACAATAGGTTGAGTTAAAACTTCTGTTTCAGCGGCATCAGCTAAACTGTCTTTATATAGTTCTATCTCTAAATTGCTATTACTACTGTCCAGCATAGTTACTGTTGTTGCAACAGCTCCTCCTGATTGATTAGACAACTTAATGCTTTTTACTAAAGCAGTTGTTGGTAAAATAGGGGGTTGACTATTTTGATCAGCTGTAGGAACAGTGTATATTGTTCCTGTAGCACTACCAGATCTACTAATAAAAGAATCAGCCAAAGAACCACGTCCTTGCTGTAGATTCGTCTTTTAAATCTTGTTGATAACCAAAATTTAATTGTTGAATCACTTGTTCTAATAACCTTATTAATACATCAAACTGAGTTTGATTATATTCCGGGGTTGCATTAGGTAATCTAGTTGTACTTATTTTTGACATTATCTACCTCCATCTGGTTGAACATCCAAACGTAAAGTTCCAAATCTCCAGTTGTCTCCAATTGCATCACTTTTAATAGTTAGTTGTCCTTGTCTACCTCTCCCCCTTATATCAAATTTGGTAGTAGTTGTCGATATAGTTGAAGTTTTAGTTATTGAAGTAGAAGATGCAGGATAAGTTTTAAAGTTAAGTTCTACATCAACAGTACCTGCTAGATTTTGAAAATCTGGAATTCCTCTTCCTATATGAAGTAGTTCTTGTCCATCTTGAATATCAAAATCACCTGAAGTAACATGAGCATCTAAAGCTGCTCCATCAGCATCAAATCCATATTCTTGTATAAAGAAGGTAGAAGCTCCTGCTGTTAATCCTAAAATACTAGGAGTAGTAGCAGTTGCTGTTGTAGAATATTCGGTAGCGTAAGGATATTCATAAACTCCATAATCCACCCATGCTGTTCTAGCTAAAGTTCCAATAGACCAAGAATTTTCTAAATAATTTAAACTTACATATCTATCTATTTGTTGTGCATTAAGACTACAATAAAACCAAGTAATTTCATTTTTTTCTGAATTAAGACCACAATAGGTTTCTGGTTGTGTAGTTATATTAAAATCACTAAATACATAATCTTGAACACTACATGGTATTTTTTTAACTGCACCATCAAACATATAGAAAGAATTTTGAGACATCCAATAAGTAATACCATTAACATCTTTAACACAATGATTTGAAACTGCCCCACAGTTAGCTCCAATTTGATTTAATGAAAAAGTAAAAGGAGGACCAACAAATTGCATTCCATGCAATGAAGTATCAGTCCATACTAATATAGCTCCTCTAGATCTAGCGGCTGCCATAATTTTAGAACCATCTTGAATTCTAAAAGAACCAGATGTGTTTGTTGCTTTTGGTGTCCATGTGTTATAATCTTCTTGAGAAGAAAAACGTAAAAATAAAGGATCAGCGGTTCCTGATGAACCAATAGTTGTTTCAGTACCAAATAAAAATACATGTCGGTCCGTCGGAGAAACTAAAGTAAATCTTGAAACAGTTGGTGCATTACTAATAATAGCAGCAGGTGTCCCTGTACCAACAGATGTATCCCATCTATATGTTCCACCTCCACTAACAGTAGCAATTAAATCCTCACCAAAATTATCAAAAGACCATTGTCTACCATCAATTGTAACAGTCGATGTAGATCTAGGTGTGTTCCATGTGCCAGTATTCCATGTTCCTGTTCCCCATCCATAACCATAAGCAGAAGCTGCTAAACCAATATTAATATCATAAGTAGCTACAACCGATCCACCTCCTGTTGAAGCACCAGAAGCTGTAGAACCCGTATAAGTTACTTTATAGGTATTAGCATCAACATAAGTTGTAATTTCAAATTCTTTGTTCATGTCAAGACCATTAATTGTAGAAGCTCCACTAAATGTTACAAAATCTCCAGCTTGTGCGCCGTGTCCTGTGTCTACTACTGTAACAACTGCACTTGCATTTATGGTTGTAAAAGGATTTGTTAAAGTTCCACTTGTTCTTCTTATTGGAGTAATATCATAAGCTGCTCCTTCAGAATAAACATAAAGTTTTCTATCTGTGCCAAGGGCCATGTATCGTATACCATCAAGGTCCGACCAAGCATGCATATCACGAACAACACCAATTAATGTTTCAGCAATAAGTTTAGACCAACCACCAATCTTTTCTGGTAATCCATATCTAAAACGAACCATATCAGAATCAGTCCAACGACCTTCTGCACCATATTCCGTATTTTGTTTATCTATTCCCGGAGCAAATTGAATTTTAGTAAGCATTAAGCAATCCTCAAAAATCTATAATATACTTCACCGGCACCACCTGCTCCTCCTGGAGCGCCTTGCTCGGTTCCTCCTCCACCGCCCCCAGAGCCACGATTTCCCGTACCTCCAACTTGGGCTGGTTCATAAGAGCCACCATTTCCTGCGGCTCCTGCTGTTCCTCCTGCCACATTTGTTGCATAGGAAGTTCCTCCTGCCGCAGCAGCCATATTACAGTTGTCACCACTACAGTTACCACTACCATTAATACTTCCTGAAGCTCCAGCCCCATTTTGATTAAATGTACCAACGGGTCCTGAGTTAAATGAAGTTATATTAAGTCCGTCTGTTGTCGTTCCTGTCGTTAAAACTGTTCCTCCAAGTGTTGCTGATCCTGCCGCGCCTACCGCGTTAGAACGAAGTGGTCCTTGAACACCACCTCCTGAAGCAGACCCTCCTGAGCCTCCGGTCAATGAAAATAATGATCCGCTTGTTGATCCTGAAATAGAGGTTGTTCCTCCTGTTCCACCATTTCCACTATATCCTGTAGGACCAGCAGATCCTGCTGCTCCTGTCGTAATTGTTAAGGTTTCTCCGCCTGTGACCGTCCAAACTTTGTCCGATACATAAGCTCCTGATCCACCACCAGCTCCTGTTGATTCACCACCAGCTTTATCATAACTGGCACCGCCCATACCACCACCACCAGCTCCAACTGCGTATTCCACATGAAGTGCGTTCGCATTAGTGGGAACGGCTACTGCTCCAACAGCAGATGAATAACTTGTTGTTGTAAAAAGTGTATAAACTTCTTCCCAGCTTCCTCCATTTTTAATGTAACCATTTAAAACAGTTTTATTAGTAAAGGAGGTACCATCTCTGACATAAAGCTCTGATGTTTCACGCCATGTACCGCCTGATTTAACGTAAACTCCCATGGCTTATTACGAATATTTATACCAAACGTCTCCATCGGATCCGCCACTCGGTGCTGATGTACTTACGGTTCTAGTTCCATTTCCATTTGTTCCTAAGGTAGCGGAGACAAAACCTTGTACGTCAACTCCAATTTCTACACCTAGATTATCTCTCGAGGTGGCAACTGCAGCAACATCACTCAAGTTGCTTGATTCTTGAAGAACACCTGTAACAGCTGTCCCTGAAAATTTATATCTAATTGATTCATAAGTTGCCATATTACTTCTCCATTAATTTCCAACCATAAGTTACGCCTGAGTATACTAAAGCAAAAGCTGCATCTTCGGTTGCTACTGTTAAATCTGCTGTAGCTCCGTTAATTTTTAAACTATTTCTTCCTACAGTTAAATTATGAGTATCAAAAGAACTAGCTAAATCTACAAATC